GCAAGCGCAAGCGCAAGCACCGCCAGCACTCAAGCTACTAACGCTTCCAACTCTGCAACCGCTTCAGCAAACTCTGCAACCGCTTCAGCAAACTCTGCAACCGCATCTGCTAATAGCGCCTCTGGTGCATCTACAAGTGCTAACAATGCAGCCGCTAGTTACGACTCCTTCGATGATCGTTTTCTTGGGTCAAAGAGTTCTAACCCTAGTGTAGATAATGATGGAGGTTCTTTACTAACAGGTGCTATGTATTGGAGTACATCTAGCAATTTTATGAAAGTCTATAATGGCTCTGCTTGGGTGGGGATAGCCCCAAGCGCTGCTGATCAAGCTTTAATCAATATTGTTGGTGGAGAACTTACGGCTACTGAAGACTTAGGTTCTATAGCCACATCAAATACTACTAGCGTAGGTAATAAAATATCTGTTGTAGGTAATGCGATTGCAAATGTAAACACGGTTGGCGGGGCGATAGCTAACGTCAACACAGTTGGTGCAGGAATAGCAAATGTTAATGCTGTCGGCTCTGGTATAGCTAATGTAAACATTGTAGCTGGATCAATCGCTAACGTTAATCGCTACGCAAACGAATATAAAATATCATCATCTGCCCCTGCTGGCCCTAGCTCTGGTGATCTGTGGTACGACAGCACCGCTAATATTTTAAAATATTATACAGGTTCAGCGTTTAGTGGAATTGTATCAGGAATTACAAGTGTTGCTGCTGATTCATCACCTCAGTTAGCAGCGGCTTTAGACGGGCAAAATAACAACATGACTAACATAGGAACCATCTCAGGTTCTAATCTACAGATGGACTTTGGAGGTCTTTCATGAGCAAATTATTACAACTTCGTGGCGGTACGACTTCCGAACATGGGTCTTTTACAGGGGCAGTACGCGAGGTCACTGTTGACACAACCAAAGACACGCTTGTTGTTCACGATGGATCTACTGCTGGCGGTCATGCTCTATTAAAAGAAGGTGATGTTACTAACGCCAATTTCACTGGTGCTGATCTTGAGATTGCCAAAGGTGGAACAGGCGCATCATCGGCAGGAGCAGCTAGGACAGCACTAGGTCTTGCTATTGGTTCTGATATTGAAACTTTTAATGCCAACAAACACCCATCGCCCACAGTCACAGGCACAAACGTCACAGCGACTAACGCAAGCTATCACATTGCATCTGCTGGAGGCATCACCATCACACTACCTGCAAGCCCATCTGCTGGCAACTATGTCATTGTTAAAGACGGGACAGGTGCGGCAGCTACAACAACATTCACAGTCGCTCGTAACGGCTCAAACATTGCTAGTTCTGGTACTGACCTTGTGTTCGATAAGAACTTTGCTCAGATCGTAATGACGTATGTTAACAGCACAATAGGCTGGAGCATTTAATGAGCAATTTATCAGAGTTACTACCAAGTGGTGGAGGGCAGAACCAAGTTGAGTTTGTAGCTTCTGGTACTCTGCCTAATGGTAAAGCAGTAGTGTTGAAGCCTGATGGTACTGTTGGAATTATTTCTGAAGCTAATGACGCTACTGGAATTACAGCAGGAAGTGAAGTTGTTTTTGAATCTGCAGCAACTAGTTACCCTTTCATTATCGTTGACCCAAATAACGCTAATAAATTTGTGGTTGCTTACAGTACAGGTAGTCAAGGTAGAGCTTGTATAGGGACTATCTCAGGTACGTCAATTACGTTTGGTACTGCGGTTGTATTTCACTCAAGCTCAGATACTGGCTATGTTTCAGCGTCTTTTGACCCAAATACATCGGGCAAATTTGTAATATCACACACAGATGGGAGCGGTAGCCCTTATGTTGGTAGAGTTATTATAGGAACAATATCAGGTTCTTCCTTAAGTTTTGGCACATCAGCAGTATTCAACAATGCTACTTCTTATTACACATCAGTAGCCTTTGACATAAACACTGCTAACAAGTTTGTTGTAGCATACAGGGACGCTGGTAACAGCAGTTACAGTACAGCTAGAGTGGGTACAGTCTCTGGAACTTCTATAAGTTTTGGATCTGAGACTGTATTTAATTCACAAGTAGACCACTATCTCCATATAAAATATGACCCACACAACGCTAATAAGTTTATTGTATCTTATGTAGATACTGGCAATGGTAGCAAAGGTACATCTAAGATTGGTACTGTTTCTGGTACTTCTATAAGCTTTAGTTCTGGGCATGTATTTACTACTGCCAGCGTTCCTGACGTTATTTCACTAGCCTTTGATCCTAACACTGCTAACAAGTTTGTTGTGGCATATCCAAAAAGTCAAAACGGCAATAGAGGAACTGCTAGGGTAGGTACTATATCAGGCAATTCAATCAGTTATGGTGCTGAAGTTACATTCAATTTAAATGCTCAAACCGCAGGAGCGTCAGTAGCCTTTGACGCTAATAATGCTAACAAGTTTGTTGTAATAGGAGGTGCGGCTAATAATCACTTGAGAGGTAAGTTAGGCACAGTCTCAGGAACCTCAATTACTTTTGGTGCAGAGGCTATATTTAACGCTGCTGATTCTGCATCTAATGGAATAGCTTTTGATCCTAATAATTCACTTAACCTTGTAATGATTTACAAGGATGGTGGGAACAGTAATTATGGAACCGCACAACTTGCAAATGTAGGGTTGGCTGTATCAAACCTAACCTCCACCAATCTTATAGGCATAGCCGCAGAAGCGGCATCATCTGGCGCAACAGCTAAGATAAACACGTGGGGTGGCATCAACGAATCACAGACAAGCCTCACTATAGGCTCTGACTACTACGCTCAGACAAACGGCACGATAACTACTGCCAGCGCATCTCCCGCTCAGAGGATAGGTACGGCCATCTCTGCAACTACAATCAACATGAGGGACTTGCCGTGAGTAATTTAAGTGAGCTACTTCCAGCAGGTGGTGGCGGTAAGAATGTAAACTTTGTGGCTAGTGGTGTTTTACCCAACGGCCAAGCTGTTGTGTTGAAGTCTAATGGGCAAGTTGAGGCTGTTAGCATAAGTGGGTTAGCAGAGAGCATTCCTGCTGGTAGTGAGAGTGTATTTAACTCAGGGTCTAGCAATTACAAATCTATATCCTTTGACCCTAATAACAGTGGTAAGTTTGTAATTTCTTATAGTGATCAGGGTAATTCAAACTACGGCACAGCTATTGTAGGTACAATAAGTGGCACTTCAATTAGCTTTGGTTCTGAGTATGTATTTGACACAGGATATAGTGTTTATACCTCCCTATCCTTCGACCCTAATAATAGTGGTAAGTTTGTAGTTTGTTATAGGAATAATACCAATTCCAATTATGGTACAGCTATTGTAGGTACTGTAAGTGGAACAAGCATTAGCTTTGGTTCTAAGTATATATTTAACTCGTCTACCACTAACTACACTAACGTAGCTTTCGACCCTAATAATAGTGGCAAGTTTGTAGTTTGTTATGGCGCTACAGATGCTGCTAGGGGTAAAGCTATTGTAGGTACTGTAAGTGGAACAAGCATTAGCTTTGGTTCTGAATCTGTATTTAACTCAGCAAATATAGAGTACCCCTTCCTATCTTTTGACCCCAACAACAGTGGTAAGTTTGTTATTGGTTATCAAGATCAGGGCAATTCTGCTTATGGTACAGCGATCATAGGGACTATAAGTGGCACTTCAATAAGTTATGGTAGTGAGAGTGTATTTAACTCAGCGAATACTAGGTACTTGTCCCTATCCTTCGACCCCGACACCAGTGGTAAGTTTGTTGTTGTTTATCACGATAATGGTAATAGCTATTATGGCACAGCTTGTGTAGGTACTGTAAGTGGCACTTCAATTAGCTTTGGGTCTGAATTTGTATTTAACTCAGCGAATACTGGTGAGACTTCCATATCCTTTTATACTAATAACAGTGGTAAATTTGTAGCTTGTTATAGGGATGCTGGCAATTCTAATTACGGAACAGCTATTGTAGGTACGATCAGTGGTACTTCAATTAGCTTTGGTTCTGAATCTGTATTTAACTCAGGGTCTACCAATTATTTATCATCATCCTTTGACCCTAATAACAGTGGTAAGTTTGTAGTTTGTTATAGGGATGGTGGCAATTCCAATTATGGTACAGCTATTGTAGGGCAAGTATCTACATTAGGAACTAACCTAACCTCAACCAACTTCTTAGGTATCACAGACGCTGCCATATCATCAGGTGCAGCAGGTAAGGTAACTATCAAAGGTGGACTAAAGACTGAACTTGCTGGCGGTACTTTTGCAGTAACAGTAACTAACCCAGGTTCAGGTAATCGTTATTACATCAATGGTGTTCTACAATATACATTGAACTTGAGAGAAGGATTTACTTACAAGTTTGACCAATCAGCGTCTAGCAATAGTGGACACCCCTTTAGGTTCTCAACTACGTCTAACGGAAGTCATGCTAGTGGCTCTGAATACACAACTGGCGTTACTACATCAGGTACTCCTGGCAATGCTGGTGCATACACTCAGATAGTTG